GATGCAGGCGGCGGATCAGCTGTCCGCTGTGGGTGATAAGATTCAGGACATCGGGGATAAGGCGCTGGATGCCTATACCGACACCGAGAACGCCGTAACCAAGGTGAATGCCTACTTTGGCGAGACGGGACAGGCAGCGGAGCAGTCCGCAAATGTCATTAAAAACGTGTACTCCTCTGGTGTCGGCGAAAGCATGGACGCTGTGGCCAATGCAGTTCTGATGGTCAAAAAGAACCTTGGTGATTTGAGTGAAACCGACTTGACCAACCTGACCCAGCAGGCTCTCACACTGGAGGAACTGTACGGCATTGATATGAATGAGACCCTCCGGGGTGTGAATTCCCTGATGCAGCAGTATGGCCTGACGGCGCAGGAAGCGATGGACTATATCGTGGTGGGTACCCAGAACGGTCTGGATAAGACCAATGAACTGGGCGATAACCTCTCCGAGTATGCCGGGAAATTCGCTCAAGCTGGATACTCCGCATCCGAGTATTTTCA